TACCTGAAATAGAGTGGCAAATGAAACAATTGTGGCTTTTATATTATTATTATAAACAAAGGATTGATGGTAAAAATTTAAGATACAATCAAATCGTAATTAAATATTGTTAATTTTATACTATGGCTAACAAAACTTTACATAATAAAAAAAGACTATTAGTTGCTTTAAAAAAGCATTTAGGCATTGTATCATCTGCATGTAATGAAGTTAAAATATCAAGAACAGCTTATTATGAATATTATAATAATGATAAAGATTTTAGAAATCAAGTAGATGATTTGCAAAACGTAGCTTTAGATTTTGTAGAATCAAAGTTGTTTGAACAAATACAAAATGATAATTCGACCTCAACAATATTTTATCTTAAAACTAAAGGTAAGAAACGTGGATTTATAGAACAAAATATTATAGAACATAAAGGAGGTATAGAAAGCAAACTCATTGAATGGAAGCCAGTAGAAAAGAAACAATAGAATGTAATAAACAATTTTATCAGACTATTAATAGTAATAAAAGGATTATAGTACACCAAGGAGGAAGTAGATCTGGAAAAACTTATGCAATATGTCAATATTTAATTTATTTATTAACCACAAGAAATAAGCGTTTAATAATCACTATAGCAAGAAAGACATTACCTGCACTTAAAGGATCAGTTTATAGGGACTTTATGGAAATAGCAGATAACGTAGGCATCACATACTTTGCAGAAATTAATAAAGCAGAGATGACATTTAAGTATAAAAACCATCTAGTAGAATTTATTTCGTTAGATAATGAGATGAAGGTTAGAGGTAGAAAACGTACACATTGTTTTTTAAATGAAGCGAATGAGTTTTATTTAGAAGACTTTAATCAGTTGTCACTTAGAACAACTGAGAAGATGATACTTGACTTTAATCCATCTGATGTGATTCATTGGATATATTCTGACATCTGCACTAGAGATGATTGCGATACCTACATTACCACATTTGAAGATAATGCGTTCCTTGATCCTGAAATAAAAAAAGAAATATTAAGAATGAAAGATAGAGATGCAGACAGATGGAGGGTTTATGGTTTAGGTGTACGTGCTACATTTAAAGAAGGTCAGATATTTGATAATTGGAAATGGATTGATTATAATGATTTTATAGATAAAGATAGTTCTGAGGTTGTATATGGACTTGATTGGGGTTACAGTAATGATCCTACTGCTATAGTAGAGGTTAGAAGAAAAAATGATAGATTATTTGTACACGAATTATTATTTAAAAAAGGTTTAACAAATCAAGATATTTATAATGAAATAAAAAATCTAGGTTTAGAAGAAGAATTATTTATCTGTGATAGTGCAGAACCTAAATCATTAGAAGATATGAAAAGACTAGGGTTATACTGTAAAGGATCAATAAAAGGCGCAGGGTCAGTGATGAATGGTATTCAGATCATTAAAGAGTATGATGTCTTTGCGTCTAAACAAAGTAAAAATTTACTTCAAGAGTATCAGTATTATATATGGGAATCAAATAAAGATGGTAACACAATAAACAAAATAAAACAAAATGGTATGGATCATCTTCAAGATGCGTTCAGATATGCAGTAACAACTGGACTAGCAAGACAAACAAACCTTATCATTGTTTGATTATTTTTTGTATTTTTGAAAATAAATTCTATATATGGCAAGTTTTCTTCAAAGATTAAGAAATGGATTAAAAGCATTTAATTCTCAACAAACAAATGAATCTTATAACAGATTTATATATGATGTGTTAGGCACAAACCCAATATCTAATAATCAATATAATCAAGATTACATAGATAAAGGTTATAAATTTAATCCTACTATATATTCTTTAATACAATTAATTAGTAAAGGGGCAGTTACAGTACCATATAAAATTTATCAAAAACTAGATGAAAGTGCAGTAAAAGAATATAAAGGATTATTATCAGATAGTTTAAATGAGGAATCTGTATTCAAATCGAAATTAATGC